CCAAAGCATACATAGCCCCTGGAGCAGTCACCCAGTTGGGAAGTGAAGGATAATTGATACCCGAGGTTAAAGGGTTCTTGGTTAAACTAAAAGTAGCCATTATTCAAATTGGATTGAAGTATTTATAGACTTATTTATTCTTTTGTCAATGATTGTCTTATCCAACTTCCCATTAATGTAAATGTTTAATTCCCCAGATTGAGAATAATCATAAAAGGGTTTACCCTCCCATTGGCTAAAATTTTGCTTGTAATGTAGTAATCTTTGATTGGTATGGAAATCTACACCATTATCCTCCCCGGCGTTGTACTTGTATAATCTTCTAATGTAAGTGTTATGATTATCATTAAGTTCATTGGCCATGAAAGATAGTAACAGCCTAGAATTATTCTCACCAGTCATGTCAGTATTCTGATCCAGAGCATCGGTATTACGGTTAATAGCTCTCATAAGCAGGGGTATACCTACCGTAGCCAAAGTTGTAATCGCTATCCCCCAGGGTCCCCCAAGAAAGCCCAAGGCCCGGGTTAAAACCCCTGCACCAGCGGTAGTAGCTCCCCGAGCTAAGTTCAGCCCCATAGTCCCAACTTGAGCGGAAGACATAAACCTACTAGCCCCAGTAGCAGTTTTCATATAGTAAGTACCCGTTGCTGTTCTCCCAAAAGCCTTAGCCCCGGCTGCCGCCTGCATTCCCGCGTAATGTCTACCTAGAGCCATGGGAATAAAGGTTGTACCCCCCTGAGTTTGGGCATAGTAAGCACCATTCTTTGCCTGCCCAAAACCCTGAGGAACAGACCTAGCGGCAATAGCTGCAGCCATAGCTGTAGTACCCCCTACTCCCTGAGTAGCAGCAGTACCCATAGCCACAGTAGCGGCGGTCCTATTAAGACCAATATATCTCAACAATTCAGCTGAAGCCAACCTGATAGCTGAAGCCTGGGTAGCAAAGGAAGTATTTACAGTACTTATAGCCAACCCTATCCCAGCAATAGCCGCCTTAACCCCCCAAACAATGGTCTTATAAGCCAAGAACAAAACCCCGGCCCTAACTATCCATTTAAGGATTGGGTTATCTATTAAAGCAGCAAAGCCCTCTAATAGTTTAGTTATGGCCAATAATAGGGGGGTGATAACAGGGGCCATGGTCTTAGTAAAAGCATTCATAAGACCCTCAAAAGCCCCCCGTAACTTTATAATCCCCGCCTCCGGAGAAGCAGACAGTTTCTCGTACATGGTAGAAGCCATCCCCTTTGAATTCTCAAGCTCCCCTATGTGCTTCTGGTATTCCTTTAACTCCTCCATGAGTAACTTACTCCCCGCTCTCTTTCCTCTAACCCCAAATATCTGATACAGGATATTTTGACGATCTACCTCACCAAACTTTGAAATAGCATCGTACAAATGTCCCATAATAATAGGCATGGGTTTTAAGTTACCCTGAGCGGTTACCATATCATGGGGGTTCAACCCTATAGTCTCCCATATTTTAGACCTACCCGACTTAGCAAACTGCCCCAACCCAAGAGACATATACCTAAACATATTCTCGATAGCAGTACCCGCCATAGACCCCTTAATCCCGGCATTCCCCAGTACCATCACCATAGCAGTGATGTCAGGTAATGACTGACCCAGGTCCATTGCAGTAGCCCCAGCGTATTTTAAAGACTCTCCTAAATCCCTAAGAGATATCTGAGATTTAACCGACCCCTGAGCTAATATATCAGCAACAAACTGCCAATCACTAAGCTTATCCTTATTGTACCCGAACTGGTACATAGCATTAGTAGCAATTTCTGCGGATAACTTTAGATCTTCCATAGCACCCCCCGCCAGGTGGGTCACGGGTATGATAGAAGCCATCACCTGTTGAGCATCTAGCCCAGCTAGTCCCAATTCTCGCATGGCCGTAGCATACTCCTTAGGGGTGTATAAAGTAGAAGCCCCCCATTTATTAGCCATGTTAGTCATCTCTTCAAACTGAGTGGCTGTAGCGTCGGAAGCGGCGGCAGCCCCCCGCATGTAGTAATCAAATTTAGCCCCATGAGTATAAGCGCTGGCTAACCCCCTCATGGCAACTGCCCCAGCGGTAAATAGCCCACCATATAAATTACGGGCGGCCCTAAGACTCTCCTGATACAATCTGGTCTCCTCCCGTAAATCTTTAAACCTAGATTTAACAGCAGCAGCAGGACCTGAGAATTCATCCTTAAGGTATAACCTCAGACCAATATCTACGGTAGAGCTACCTAATAGCATTATTTCACTTTATATCGCTTGTTTTCTTTTACAGAAAGGTCTAAGAACCTAGACCTAGTGGTATATGGGAGTTTTCTGAACTCTATCCAGGACATGTGGATGTTAAACTGAGAGATAAAGAAATACTCCCACTCTAAATCTCCCGTGGAAAGAAAAAATCGTTGATCCCCAGTAAAGATAGAGAAGCTTTCTGATTCCTTTCAAAGGGGTTCTCTACTTCTACTATACCATCAAATTGGGGATCAAGTTCTTCAATCCAGGCCCTTATGCTGGCCATCTCCTTTGATGAAAAGGATTTAAAAGTTTCAACGGGTACCCAATTACTGCCCACTTCTAGGGCAAATCCCCTAGCCAAAATTCTGGAATTAGCATTGAGAGCAAACTCTGGGAGTTTCATTAAGTATCTTTCCCCTACTCCATCGAGAAACCTAAAAGACACCTTCTTCCCAGACTCAAGTACTTTAACCACTTGAGTAGTATCCATACCCATCGGGTAGTGTTTGATACAATCCCCTTGATACCCGGGGTCAGAAGCTTTGGGCGGCGGCTGAGAATAATCCAGCAGAAACTTATTCAGATCCTCTTCGTAAGAAACTGAAGGATGAGATTGATCCCAGACATACTCAAATTTCACGATAGCTCCCAAGGAAAATATCCTAGAGGCTAATAAGATAGCATACTTATCCCCCAAGCGCATATTTAAAAGCCCCTGATCACTGTACGTCCCATTGGAGTTATCCCCCACTTCCGACCAAACTATCACCCCTTGTATAAAATGGTTAATTGAAGTTGAATCTTTAGTTAAAGAGGCATTTGATAAAATGCCATCATCATCGCCGTTTTGCTCCCGGATCACTACTGTAAACCCAGAGGGAGTTACCAGTTCTTTTACATTACCATGTAAAGAGGTTAATTCTGCAATATTAAGTTCCATACTTTTAGATTAAAACAACAAGAGGACTATATATAAAATATATAGTCCTCCAGTAATAGTGAAAAGCTCTTAGAGGGTCTTATTGACATTGTTTACAGACAACTCTATTTTTTCAATGGTATTATCGGAAGACTGTCTGTTTTGGGATTGTCCGTTGATTTTAAAGGGCCAGCATCCATAAAGCTCCCACCGGTTGATCACTGTTAAACCATCTTCGGCAAATTCCTCCAGGATAGCGGTCCTCCAATAGGCCAGGGGAGTTAAGCCCCCACCCATAAAAGGATTAGCAATTAAATCCATCCAAGTCCAAAAATACAAACTCTCGGGACTTCTTGTAGTACGGAGTAACTTCTCAAGTACCACAGTCCCCACCTTATTCCGGCCCCCAGTCTTCACATCGTAGTTGGTATCACCATGCTCCACAACATCAATCTCGCGGTCGGGTAAGTCAGCTTTCTGAAAAAGGAAGGGCTCCAGGGGAACCCCCATTATGGTAAGGCTAAAATTAAATACCTTACGGGGATTAGCAACAATAGCCATATACTAAATGTTAAATTGATTATTCAAAACTTACTCCGGCCTTGGTAAGGATTATCTTAACTGAAATCTCCTTAAGAGGGGCAATAGTTACAATACGTAGGTTAGCTTGAACCTTACCCAACTGCATGTCAGCAGCAGAGTTTACCTGAAGCTCATCAAAACTCGAAGCAAACTGATCCCCTTCCCATTCCCAACTCGAGATACCCCGGCCATCAACCACTTCTTTCATGATGGGTTCCACGATAAAGAATAGCTCCTTAAGTAAAGTAAAATCTGTAGGAGATCCCAGTTTTCTTTCCAAAGGACGTTTAAGAACTTTAACCAGATAGATGAGCAGGTTTTCAAGGCAGGCAAAATTTTCTGGAGAAGGATCTACCTGAGCTGTGTAGTCATCCCAAAGCATAGTAGACCCAGCTCTTTTGATAACCATGTTGACTCGGTTCTGGGCTAGCAGGTCGAGATCTAAAAACATTGCAGGACTCCCAAAGTTGTTGGTAACGCCCAGGACATTATTTAAAACCCCAAACTCCGGACCAAAGAAGGCATTCCAAGGCTTCCGGGTAGTCCGATGGATATAGGCCATATTCCCGAGGGCATCTCCCACCTCAGAGATACTAACCTGATT